GAAAAGAAAAGAGTAATCTTATACGAAGGATTCAACTTTTCGTAATCTGCTTGGATAGAGCCAATAGCTTTCTTCTTGGTAATGAATAATACTTCTCTCGCACCCATCTTATCTGCCAACGAGAGGCTCGTTAAGGTTTTCCCCGTACGCACCTCCATAGCAAGATAGAGGAATCGATACCTGTTTAAGATATCGAATCCCCTGTTCACGATATTCTGCTGATATGGTCTTAGTTGCACTGAATCCTTTAGACTCTTGTAGTACTCGCAACTCTCCATTATCTCCTTTAATTTTTCTTTAGCGTCCTTGTACTTTGGTACATCGACCTCCTGCTTGGTCTTACCCCTACCAACAATTTTCTTCTCCGTCTGATTAAGAACATTGAGAAGTGATTGGCAGTGTTGGACCATCATCTGATTATTATATCCCGGTCTTCTTTCAATCATACTACCCTTGTTTTACAGTTTTGACATTCGATGGTATCATCATCGAGCAGATGATATTTAGGTACGCTACACTCACATAAAATCTTAGGCATCTTCTCGTGGAATAGTAGTTCATACTCTTGGTTTAACTCCTCGCACTTCTCGTACTCCTCCGTCATTATGAAGTACATCACCATTACCTTGATGGATGTCTTGTCGATATCCCTATCAGGGAAGTGAACGAAGACGGGCATCCCATCCTCCTCGATATCTTGTATTGAGCACTTATGTGTGATTACGCTATACGAGTTATGCATCGCATAGTCTAATAGTTCTCTCTCATCCATTTTCTTCGATGTTTTTGTTTTTAATTACAATCCAACGTCCTTGTTGGTCTCTACCTTCCTCAGGCATTGAACCACCACGATAAACGCCATAAGCAATCAACCACTTGTAGAATCTCGTACGGCTTATAGTCATCCTTGACTTAGGTCCATAATCGGGATACTCATTCACAAAGTCATTGTATAATTCGTTCTTGTAGTATCTCACATTCGTGTGTATGTTGTAATGACCCTCGTGGTTGTCTATCAAACCTACCCACTCTATGAAGTCGTGGCACGTTTCGGCAGACAGCTGACGTATCTGTAAATTTACAAATTTTGACTTAACCAATCCGTTCATCAAATAAAATTGCAAACACCCAATCATATAGTTGTCAAACTCACACCAATCATCATCGTTCCAATCCCCAAACATCATACGTCCAAACTCATCGTATGGTGTATGGTTTTTGTTGTAATGCTGATGAAGTTCCAATTCCCACTTACGACGCTCGAACGAGTTACCTGCTCCCTTGATAGCATAGTTGGTAGTAATGGCAATCTTTGGCGACTTGCTGAATGGTATCTTGATAGCGTCCTTGTTCTTCTTCTCTAACGTCAGACCCTCAGTTACTACCGAGAACAATCGCTCGAACTCGAAGTACTTCTTCACGTCATCGAAGCAAAGTATCTGCGTATCAGCAGAAACCAACTGATAGGCGAAGCTACGCTCGAATGTGAACGCCTTTCCATCAATCACGACTAACTTCTTCATCTTGGATAGGGCATTCATAATTAGTCCCTTCCCCGTACCACCCTCAGGATTATCGCTGATAACCTCATCATTGAATATGACGGCAGGGCAGAATGATTGGTTCTTATGTGCGTGAAGGAGAAACCCGATGGTGCTCTCCATAGATGCGATACGTCCTGAATCTTTATGGCATACGTTTGAAACGAATGTATAGAAGTCTCCCTGACCTGTCACATCGCATATGTTGAAGTTTCGGTCTATCACGTGGTCCTTCCATACATATCCACCTAAATCCAAGTAGTCGATTGGTACAACCTCGTTCTTGGTAACCTTCACTGCACAATTACGGAAGTATAGGTAGGCTGCATCCTTAGTATCCTCGATGAAGTAGATGTCAATGGTTGACAGCAACGATAGGAACTCCTCCTTGAAGAACCTCGTTTGGTCAGCGAAGTAGTTATAAACCGTGATGTCATCCGATTCAAGTAGGTGGTTTAGGACGTAGTCCTTAATCTCTTTCTCTGATGTGTGGTCGATTAGGTTATTGGTAACCTTCACGAACACATAGTTCTTACTCCCTTCGGGGCAGTACTTGTAGAACCCTGAATCCTCAAGGAACTGCTTGAATAGGATATGGATTATTTTTACGACTCCTTTGTCGTTCTTGTTCCAAAATATCTGCTTCTCATTCTCTTCTTCTACCTTATTAAGGACAGACTCGATTACATCGCTATCCAAGTTGGAGTCTTGCAGTTGGATGCGAATCTCATTTTTTGGTACGCCACGTCTTATCTTTGAACGTATCTGATTAACACGCTCTTCATCCTCGTAGTATTTGGTGTTAAAGTTCTGCGTATGTCGATAGGCAGAGTCAATAGTGGTTTGAATTTCGCTTGTAGGGAACGTATCTGAGGCGTACTGCGATAAAACGAACGTGGCTAAGGATTTGTTCACTCCGAAGTCATTGAACGCCATAGCGAGGATAAATGCGTTCTTGTTGCGTTCTCCTTCGTTCATCGGGAACTTCTTATGCCACCACTTGATTAGGATGTCAACAATTTTGTTCTCATCCGTAATTGGAATGGTAGGCTTGTCACGATACTTGTTAACCTCTGCGTACTCGGTCTCCTCAATCTTATCCCATACTGACGAATGTTCGTTAACGTGAATTAGTGGGTCATAGGACTCGTAGCACACACGGCTCAAGTTCTTGCAGGTCTTGTCAAAGCGTTCTGAATTGAAATACTTCTCCAACGAGTTAAAGTAGTTGACGTGGTTCTCTGCATCGGCAGGTATCTTAACCAATACCTTCAGACCATCTCCCGATGGAGATGTGAATACTGAGAACACATACTTGTTCTTGGATAGGTTCTCCTTATCTTGAAGAAGCTCCTTATTCTTTTGGTATCCATCGAAGTCAAGGCATATTAAACCACTATGCTCGATTAGAGAATTGTCGTTACGCTTATTGAACTTCCCACTAAAACAAATGGCAGGTAATCCTTTCTTGAGTTCATTACGCTCGGTCTTACCTGATGTAGTTCTGATTTCCTTAACCAACTCTTTAGAAGTTCCGTTCTTGATACGGTCAAGGATTACAGACACATCCCTGAAGAAGGGAGTATCTGTATCTTTAATGTTTTGAAAGATTGTGACTGTGTATGTCGTCATAATGTCGATTTGTGTACGATTATTTTTTTGTAACTGATTGATTTAAAATACTAATGTCGATTATGTCAATTTTAACTTTACTTTATAATTATAAAATAATAATAATAATAATAATAGTATAGAGAGAGAATAGGGAAAACCATAAATCGACATTGTTTGAGGCTTAAAAAGGGGGTTGTTACACCCCCAATTAACAATAAACAAAAGAAACTGAATCTTAGAAAGGAATGTCTTCGTTTCTGTCGGGTGCAGCCTTTGTGTGCGTTACGTTGGTCTTACCAAACTTACCACCATCCTTAGGCTCGTAAGTGTCTAACTCAACGTAATGGTTTCCACTACGTGCAGTCTTGATGTTGAAGTTAATCCAACCTGCCTTAGCGTGTTTCTTCATAAATGCGATTGCATCCTCTACTTTCATTGAAAGTCTTCCGACAACGAAGTCGGGTGCGTTCTCTTGTCTTTTGAAAGAGAAGCCGTCAGCAAAGATTTTGTCTTCTGCCATAATAATTTGTTTTTAGTTTTGGTATGGTCTGTTAGAACCACCTACCCCATCCCCATACCTGAACAGAATAGGTGGTATAATTATTTTCCGTACTTCCAATCCAAGTGAACCCAAGTTCCAACAACGATAGGAAGAATTACTGCCGTAGCCCTCCAAAACTTTTTCTGCTTTGTTTGCTTTGTAACATCCTTCTTTAATCCTAATATCTCAATCTCGTAGTTCTGATTAAGGTCCTGACAAGAACCTAACAACTTGATGTAGGAGTTTACCTTGCCCTTGTACGATTCAATGATTGTATCTTGCTTACCAATGATACTCTCTTTGGTATCCAACACACCTGTCAACATTAGAATCTCCTGCTCGTAAGAACGTGCTCTCTCAACATCCTGAGCCATCCATATAGCTATGGTCTTAGGTAATGCCACCAAGCTATCCTTCATTAACTGCTCTTTCGTTACTCCACGATAGGTAGTCGAATCATTTAACTGAGTCTTTGTAGAAGTCTGAGATAAACTTGGTAATGTCAATAGTGCTAAACTTAGCGATATCATTAGTCTTTTCATTTCTTTTGTTTTTTAGGTTTTGAATTTGAGTGTTCTTTGTACTTACCATTGCGTTCAATACGATGATTGAATCGGTTAGTGCGTTGATGGTTGAGTCCTTCTCAGCTTGAATTTTTTTATTCTGCTCGATAGCATTCTTATAATCTATCTGTGCTGAGGTCGTGTCATTGTAGATGACGGTGTTCTTCTTCTTCTGATAGTACACCCACCCGATGACTGATATGGAGAGAATTAACGCTCCAAGAATTAATAATTGTTTTTTCATTTTCTTTTGTTTTAATATAAGTCAAATCCGTCTGTTATTCGATGGGTCTCGCCATAGGTTGCCTTACGCTCCTCCATCTTCTGTATCTTTTGGTTTAGATACCATTGTGCTTTCTTTAGGTCTTCCAATTGCCCGGTCTTTTTACCTGCTCGGCAAATGTACTTGAGCACATTCCCTAAGTAGAAGTCTGCACCCCAAGCATCAATTACCTTGATGGCTTCATAAGTGTTGTCAATTCCTCCGTAATGCTTAGGATGGTCTATGCTTTCCATTTCGCTTGATTGTTTTTCTGATTGATTTGATTGCGTCCCACAACATATATAAGTTGAAAAGGATGGCTAAGGTAATAAATATTCTCATTTCTCAGCCTCCCTTCTTCTACTTTTTTCCTTCTTGACTGTCAATCGTTCCAATACAATATCAACTGCCAATCCAATTTCTTGTGGTGATGGAGCACGTAGGTATGTACC